GCCGCTGTAGCTGCACCTTTTGCAGTTGTTGCGTCACCTGAATATGCTTCAGCAATTTTGAATGGTGAAAGTGCTTCTTCTCCAGCTACTGCACCGGCTGCGCCTGTACCTGCTGTGTCTGAGTAGCGTACTCTCAATGTGTGGATTTGACCCACTGGACCTGTCATCGGCTGAACACCAACGATTTCGTTTGCAATCACTGTTGGCATAACACGTCTGATCACTGGTAGGATCACACGGTTAAGTGTTGCGATATTGCCGGCAGAGGTAGCTCCAGCACCTGCAGTCTCAGCCAAATACTTGCGTGTATTCTCAAGTGTTGACGCCATAACTGCTTTCTTATTGCCATTTAGGCCTTCAAGAAGTGCTGTTTTAGTCTCTTGCCAGCGACTTTCTAATAGTTCTGACATTGTTATCTCCTTAATTCAAACCAGCTAAACGCTTGATATCAACTACGTTGTTATCAGCCTTTGCTGCCATATCAGTTGTTTCGGTTTCCCTGTTGCCTGTTACTTCTTTTGCCTCTGCTAAAACTGCCTTCTTCGTTGGACTCTTGCCGTCGATAACTGCCGGTAAGTATTTCTCAAACTGTGATTGTAATTTTCCTGTTTGAACTGATTCTAACAAGTCCATCATTATTTCTTTCTGGTCGATGCTCAATGGAGCAACTAAACCATCAATTTTTTCTTTGCGTGACACAGATTCAGTGATCTTTTTGTTCTCTGCTGCCTGTGCTTCTGCAAGTTTGATTGCTTTAGACGCTGCTTCTTTTGCTTCTGCAAGCTGTTGGTCTTTAGTACCTACAACTTTTAGTAGTTTAGAAGTTTCACTCTTCTCGTTAAGATATGAGTGTTGATATTCATTAGCAAATGCTTCGAATAGCTTACGTCCAAAATCATTCTGGCGTGCTGCTTCAATATCTTCTTTCAGTGCTGAAATCTCTTTGGTGAGACCTTTTGACACTGTTTCTGATACCAACGCTGCACTTTTCTTAATAAACGTTGACTTAACGCTATTAAGATGTTCTTTGGCTTCGCGTACAAGACGTACTTTAGTTTCAGCCAAGTCTTTTTTGTCTTCGTAAAATTCTGCAAGTTCTTTAGCAAGTGATTCTACTACAAACTCTTCAAGAGCAACAAACTTATCAGCTGTTGCTTTTTGATCTGCGTGTAGTTCTTTTATTTCTGAAGCTAGTTGCTCCGAAACAAAAGTTTTCATTAGGTCTGCATTTTTACGCTGAGCAACAGCAAATTTTGCTTTTGCTTCTGCTAGTTGTTTACGATCGTCTTGGAATTCCGCAATTTCTTCTGCTAACTTTTCCGTCACAAGACTGTCAATGGCTTCCACCATTGTTGCTTTGTCGTGTTCGTATTTTTTAGCAAATTCTTCACGTAGTTCACTAGTAACTTCAAGGCGATTTTCTTTAACCTTTGCGTTCCACGCTTCCTCTAACTCAGAACGTACTTCTTCCGATAGTGCGTCATTTTCGAAGAGATTTTTGAGTGCATCTAACATTAATTTCTCCTCGTTATTGGAGCCTGTCTATTATATTCAATAGACTCTCTTTTAAATACTTTTGTGCCTTTTTGTCGCCTTGGACTTCTCTTGAAGTTAAAAATGCCTTGTATCCACCTCTTTCGTTCATTAAATGTTCGTAAATTGGTGTTGGATACGCACCGGGGGCGCTTGGTTGTGCCACAACGTCCACAGTAATAATCTCGAATCCGGCAACTTGTCCGCCGCCGTCGACTTCACCACTACCTCTCGATGAAACGCCTAGTTTAACTCCGCTTTCAAGCATTGTTTTTACTAATTGTCCCATCGGAGTTGGTAGTACTTTTAATTTTCCATAACCATTTGGACCGTCCATCCACATTTCATTAATCATATGTGATACACGATCTAAGTTAATATTAAGTCCTTCAGGATGATCAACTTCGCCTAACACTGAGTAGCCGCCACTAATTTGTTCGTTGAGTGTGGTGACAGCCCTGCTAATCTCATTTACGGGATAAACACGCTGATTGGCGTTTTTGACTCCGCCTTGAATACAAATGCCTTTCATATAAAGGTCTTTGCCGTCATTAGCAGACTCAACTACAATCTTAGCCTGGTCAAAACTCAGATGCTCGTTTAAGTGTCTCATTCGTCAGTCCTTATGCGCCAATAGTTGATTTCTTATTTGCGCCATCGTCTCCCTTTGCAGGGGCTTTTGCTGCCATTGGTTTGCCAGCTTTTCCACCAGGAACGTTTACGTTACCAGCGGTATCTTCTTTTGGCTTTGCAGGTGTCATTCCTGACTCTTCACCGCCTTTTGCAATGTTTGATGCGTCTCCGCCCATATCATTTGCTCCAGCTACTGGTGATTTTGCATTTGCGCCATTGTCACCCATTGATGCTGATACTTTGTCTGTATACTCACGCATAATTTCTGTTTGTGACTTGTTTTCATTTTTTGATTCTTCTACTTCTTCGTCAGTAGCTTCTTCTACTTCCTCATCAGTTTCTTCAAAAGCGACTGCTTCTTCTTCTTTTTCGTCGTCGCCTTCTTCTGAATCCATATCCATAGGCATTTCGTCACCATCTTCATCTCCTGGTGCTTCATCATCCATCATTGCTTCGAATTCTGCTTTTAATGCTTCTAGTTCATCTTCTAGATCCATTACACGATCTTCGATGTCGCCATCTTCTTCGTCATCGCCCATACCCATATCGTCTGCTGGTGCTTCATCGTCCATTCCTGGCATTTCAATGTCGCCCATCATATCGTCTGCTGGGTCAGCTTCTACTGCTGGCTCGTCAAAGATACCTTCTTCAACTTCATCTTCAGAAGTAGCTTCTTCAACTTCTTCATCATTTGACTCTTCTACTTCTTCGTCAGTAGCTTCGTCTAAATCATCTTCTGATGACTCATCAACTTCTTCATCAGTTGCTTCATCTACTTCTTCATCAGTAGTTTCTTCAACTGCTTCATCTTCGTCTTCTAGTAGTGATTCATAAATATCTCTTGATTTTTCAACCACGATTTCGTGGAAAAGTTCTGCTGCTTTTTCGCGATCTTCGTTAACAAGATGCTCAAGCATTTCTTCAAACTTATTGTGCTCAGTCATTGTTATCTCCTTTAGTTATCTTTACAAGGCTGTCAGTTATATTTACACTTTTTCGAAAATATACGCTTAAAATGGGGTCAAAACAGCGTATTTTAAGATTTTAATGGCGTTATACCAAAAAAATCAATAAAACTATCAATTGTAATGTGTTTCAAATTTTTACAATCTTTTAACGTATCCGGTATATAGCTTTCCTCATTTTCCGTTACTCGAATGTATTTAGTCCTTACAAACTGATTTATACAGGCCATAGTTTGGCGCTGCCAATTTCCGTAATAAGTGGCTCTATCGTTTATGTTTTTATAGTTTTGAGTGCCTGAATATATATTGTTTACAAGTTCGTTATCTTTGCCTAAACCAACATAATCAAAGCCTAAAATGTATATTTCTGCATTATCGTGCATACTTGCCATATGTAAAGCAGTAGGCCCACTGCTCCAACCTTTATTTGGGTTGAATTTGTTTATGTTAGGATCTTGCTTGGTTAATTTGTTAGGATTGCTCCACACTTCGTGTTTGTGTTGATAATTGGTTTTTTGTATTTCCATTATCATTTTAGTATCAACAGCAACCAAATAGTCAGGTGCAAATGTTCTAAATAGTGCATTACATCCATATATTTTTCCGTGCTGTTTTAAATCAAACGGGTTGATAATTTTACGACTTGTACCATTTCCAAGCACAAATGCTACTTTTTTGTTTGACACTAGTCACCTTTTGTTAAACTGCCGCTGCTGCTTGTGCAGCCAATCCGTACATTTGTTTAACCTTTTCAAGCTCTTGTGCTGTATCTTTTTGGTGACTTTCGGCAGCTTTACGAGCTTTATTGATATCTTTTAGAGAAAGCCTAGTTTTTCTTGTATCGTCAATTTTCAACACACTTGTATCCTCAGCAGGACTATATGTCAAATCTTCGATTGGCTCTAGGTTATCTTTGTCAAAGTAAAAAAGTTCTCTAAGTATCATAATATTATTTATACAGTTTGGTCAGTTGGCTCTGCCTCTGCTCCTCCTCCTATATCAGCACCTGTTGCAGTCTCTGGTGCAGTACCATCTCCGGCATCTACAGTTTCACCTGCATCACCAAGTTCAGTTTCAAGTCCACCAAAGTCATCTGCTATTCCTGCTCCAGATAATCCTGCTGCTCCCATTGCAGGCTCTTGTGCTGCTGCATCTAAGTTATCTTGGTTTTCTTCCATCCACAAGCGTTCATTCTCTGCAATCTCTTCATCACTAAGTCCTAAGAAACGTTTCAGTGCAAATCTATTTGACATAAATGGAACTGCTTGAATTGTGCTAAATGTACTAATTCTGTTGTTATCAAGTTCTGCTTGTCTATATGCAGCAAAGTTTTGTGGAGGTGTTAGATCTAAGTCAAACATTGAATAATCAACATTTACACCTTTGTTTTTTAGATATAATTTAAATTCTGTATTGAATACTTCTTCAAGCATTCCTTGAAGTCTTTCACAATACTTGTTGAATCTTAGCTCTTGAATGTATGCTGTACCAACTCGTCCATCATTATACTGTGATGCACCGTCGTCGGCGCCAGTAGGCAAGTAGGAACTAGGTATACGCAAGCCGCGAACCAGTTTGTTGGTAAAATATCTGAGATCATCAATCTCTCCTAAGTTTGTACCTCCAGGCAGTGTTTCAACTTTACTTCCACGCCCTTCAGCAGTTTGTGGAAAGAAGTAGTCTTCATTGATTGACAGTGGGTTGTATGACGAGTCTATAACATTCGTACCGCCACCTGTCTTGGATGGGATTCGTCTTTGATGTATTTCCGTTTTCACACGTTCCACAAATTGCATAGCAAGGTGTGAAGGCATATTGCCCACATCAACGTAGAATACTCTGCGCTCTGGCGCACGTTGGACACGATAGATAATAATCGCATCTTCAAGCAATTCTTTTTGCTTGTATACCTTAAAAATACTTTCTAGTAATGAATTACCAAAAGGAAAGTTTTGATCTAAGCCTTCGCTCATACTTAAATGGATTACATTATTTGCATCAACAAATGTTTCGCTTTGATCACTTTGCCATCTGCTTGTTCCAGACGGTGGTGTTGCTGAACCTGTGGCTGCTCTTTGGCTAACTGTTTGATAACCTGCTGTGCCTCCAGGGCCATAACTGTTTTGTTGATTAAGTGGTGTTGCTTCTAATGCACCAAAGGCAAAGTTAAGATTTTTTATTACATACTGCTCCGGACGTTTTCCTTCACTTTCGTTAACAATAATCTTTGTTACTTGACTAGGATCCACGTGAAACCATTTTTGTGTTTCAGGATCTCTAATAAAAAATTGATCGCCATACTTAAATGAATTACGTATGATACGAAACATACGTGTATCAAATTGTTGTATCTTACACCATTGTTTTAGATACTCACCTAAAATTTGTACTTCAGAATTATTTGCTTGTTTCTTAAAATTAATGTTAAAGTGTGTATCGTTGTCCTTGGCTTTTTGTGAACAAAACTCTGCTAGGATATCTAGTGCAGCGTTTACTTCGCTATCGCTGTCCATTGTATTGTATTGATTGTAACGTTCAATACGATTTGGCGAACCAACATATACATCTGGCAAATGTGAACTGTAATTTGAAGCAGCAGGGCCAGGACCAGCTTGTCCTTTCATACTGAATGGACTATAACTTCCATTTGCATTACCTGCTGTTGGTACTGGTGTAAAAAATTTCTTCCAACTCACGTGCCTATTCCTTTTAGCATATTGCCGCTCAATCCTTTTGTAGCTCTAAATTGTCTTTTTCCTGTATCAGCAGCACTACTTTCAACTCTTAGCAAACTTTCTAGTAATGAATTTTGTGTGTTTAATTTACCTTCGAGCATAGTCATCATTGTTTCTGATATATTATTACTTATCGTATTAGTGTCACTATTATACGACGAAGTGGCATTATTGTCAATCTGTGAACGCAATCCACGCATTGCTGTAACTAAATTACGTGTATTTTCTGTGCTTAACACATTACCTGGACCAGAAATAAGTTCTGGACCCATTTCTCCTGTAACACCAATTTCTCCTGATCTAATATAACCGCCATCTGCAAAACCTCTGCCTGTGAATCCTCTTGTTTTATAATCGTTGATTCTAGCTCTTGTAAATGCTTCGCCTGTTTTAACTATGGCAGAAGAAAGTTCTGCTTGCATCTGTTCTATTTCTGCTCCTATTGCTTGAGCTTGTTGAGATTGTCCTGCAAGTGTAGCTTCTGTTTGTCTAAACTGTAATTGTGCAATTTTTTGTTCAGTATCTTTAACTTCTTTTCGTGCATCAGTAATTTCTTTTGATAATGTTTCAGCAGTTTCTTTTACACCATCATTTGTTGCTACTCCTAAGTCGCCTACCATCATATTTCCAACATCGCCAACTTCCATATTATCAAATCGATCAAGTGCCAATCTACCGTCTTCGTAAACTTTTGCTACGTTCTCTGATGCTCTAAATAAATTGTCAACTACACCACCCAGACTGTTTGTTATCTCTCCAACACTAGGCATTGCATCTTGTACTTTTTGTAATGCACTTACGCCCATTTCTTCTAAGTTTTTAAGTGCTGTTTGTTGTGTTGCAAGCACCATTTCACGTGTTGCTTCGTTCAATCTTATAGTTTCGTCAATTAGATTCCTTGGATCTTCTTGACTCATCTGGATTTCTTGTTGACGTTCTATTTCAGCAGTTATTCTTTGCAATTTTACAAGTGTATCTTCAGCAGCAGCGCCAGCTGCATTTAATCTGTTTGCAAACACATATGAATCTTCTCTCAATTGGTTTTGTGCTTGGCTTATGCCTGTCAAGTTGCCCAACATACCAATTTGTCTAGCTTCTTCTGTATTCAAATAACTTGTAAATGCTGCTTGTGTGTTTGATATACTTTGATCAAATGCACTAAAATCATTTGTATTCATACCCTGTCTAAATGCATCTACTTGTGCTTGAAATTCATCAGCACTATCACCTAATGCAACAAATGCTTGTCTAGTTGCGTCTGTAGTGGGAGCACCACGTATTAACAAGTCTTTGAACAATTCAGAAAATTGTGGCCCCATAGTAGAACCAATTTTTGTTAGTCCTGTGGTAAGTGCTTCGCTTGCATCAGCACTTTGTCCAGTTAAGAATGCTTGCACGTCACCTTGACGTCTTGCTTCTTTCATTTGATCTGCAAGATCTTCACGTTGCTTACCTGTAAGTTTACTCAGTGCATCTAACTCTTTTGCAAACTCTAATGCACTTGCATTTCTATCTCTACCAACACTGCGTTCTAGTTGGTTGTCTTGTTCAGCAATTTCTGCATAGGTTAACAAGTTTTCATTTATATCGTCAACTGTAAAACCTAATCTACGTAAATTAGATCCTACATCACTTGATAAAACACTACTGCTAAACTGTCTAAATCTGCTGATTGCTGTATCAGTGCTGCCACCAAATGCACTTAATCCTTCTGCATTGTCTTTAAACAGTTTGGTCATTTGTTCAACAGTCATTCCAAGTTCAGCAGCAGCAATTTTTATTTCTGTCATTTGCTTGCCAAAACTTGCACCAATGCCTGTTAAACTTTGATATTCTGCTAAACTTTCTTCAGCAAACATTGTTAATGCGTTTACAACTTTGCCTAGTTTACCTAATATTTTTGTGTTTGTTTCTAAAGATTTACTATAATCAGATAGTTTCATACTACCAGATAGTAAATTACCTGCCAGTCCAACTACTGCATTTCCTGCGCCTTTTGCTTCTCTTCCTAAGAAAGCCAAGGCATTACCGCTACCAGTCATTAATTCTTCTAAGTTAGTAGCCAAAAGACACACTCCTACAGTTTTTGGTTTATAAATATTCTATACTAGTATTTACCTAGGGAATAATTATGGAAAACGAAAGCCCTCTCAAAAAATATACAAGACAGCCAAAAATCTATATAGATTTGCCTAGTAAAGGCAAATATTATAGCAATAATGTGTTATATGAAGATTCGTATTCAAATTTAGCAGTGTTTAGTATGACTGCTAATGATGAAATACTTTATAGAACACCTGATGCTTTGATAAACGGGCAAGCAACTGCGAAAAATATTCAAAGTTGTATCCCTTCTATACTAAAACCATTTAGCTTGGTTACTTTAGATGTTGATGCTTTGTTGCTATCAATACGTATGGCAACCTATGGTCCAAAAATGCAAATTGGTCAACGTTGCAAAAAATGTAACGAAGAAAATGAATACGAAGTTGATATTTCAAAGTATATCGAATATTTGAACAGATTAGAATTTGATGACAGTATAACTTACAACGATTTCAAAATAAATTTTGTTCCTTTGACATATACTGATTATACTGACTTACAAAAAGAGTCAGTAGGTTATCAACGAGCATTGAGTATACAAATACCAAACATCAAAGACGAAGATGAAAAAGCAAAAGCTACTGATCAAATTTTATCATCAATTGCAAAAATGAATATGAAATCAATATTGCTTTCTATCAACAGCATTGAAGTTGATGGTGAAGTTGAAAAGGACAAAAAAGCAATTTACGAATTCATTGAAAGCTATGATGTTGATATGTTTAAAGCAATCAAAGCACATATAGACAAGCAATACGAAACGTGGCTGTTACCAGAAGAAACTGTAAAATGCACTGCCTGTGATGCGGAAAACAAAATACGTATCACAATCGATCAAACAGATTTTTTCGCAAAAGGCTAATCTACTTAGATGATAGTGCTGTAGAAGAATTAGCCAATGAATTTGAGAATGATATAAAAAGAATAAAAGACACTATCTATAGACTCAGTTGGTATATGAGAGGCGGTATCTCTGTGAATACATTGTTATACGATACCGATATGGAAGATCAAGAAATTATATCTAAAATTGTAAAAGACAATATTGAAAATACTAAAAATGCAAAAATGCCATTGCTGTAATTATCTAGGACCCATTGCTGCATCAGCTTGTGATTGATTAGTGTTAGTAGCATTGATAGCATCGCTTGCAATTTTTACAATTGGATCCTGTGTTGGATCTTGAGTTGTATCTCTTTCAATCCTTGTACCTGTTCTAGTTACTACACGATTTGTTGGCATTGGAATACTTGCTGCCTCAGGTCCTGTTGCACTTGCCAATGCTTGAGGAGTAGGAGCAAGATATAGTTCTTGATTTTCACCGCCTGGTCTTGACCCTGCTCTATCACTAACAGCAACAAGTTCGTGTGTATCTTTTAGCTTGTCTGCCATTTCTGGTGTGTAAAGGAACACGTAATCACTCAACTGTCCAAGTTGTCCAGATGACATTGGTTTTGGTTTCAATGCAGCAGATGGTCTTTGGCTAGGATCAATTTCTAATGCATCGTATATTGCATTTGTTCTATCTCCTAATATCAAATAAGGAACTTTGACCTTTTCCATATCCGGAGGAAAAATCATATCTTGGAATGCTAATTTTGCCCATTCGCTTGATGCGTGTGCAGTACCAGTAGGCATTTTCTTTACACCTTTTTTAAATGTTAGTGCATCTCTTAACGTTGCTCCACCTAGAGCACCATTTGTAACGGAGTTAAGTGAAACTGCAATAGTATCTGCGGCTGCTCCTACTGCGCCAAAGAACACACTTGCGCCTACGCTTGCTATGTATTCTGCTAATTTCATTTGCACACCAGGTCTAGTCAACAAATATGTTGCACCCCAAAATGCTGCTTCAGTTACAATCATTGTAATCAAACTAGGCACAGTACCAACACCAGTGGCAGCACCACCTAGTTGCATTGCTCTGATAGGAGTACGTATAAGGTTTACAAGTGTAACAACTCTAATTACTCTAAATGCCATAGATGTAACTAGAATAACCTGTGAAACAAATAAACCAGTTATAACATCTAGTAACTCTTCTTTTTCTG